ATCTTTTTCTGTCTCAGTTAGTGGCCCTTCTGTGTGATCGTAGTCACTGCTCGTCATTCCGGGTGGGTAGTTAACCATAGACGATCTCTCCTAGTGCGGCGATTTGGATGATGGAATCAGCCGCATCAGCGTCGATAGCTCCCATATCGGCTGAGATGAGAGCTTCCAAGGTGTTATCGCCGACTTCCACTTGGTGAAGGGTGATGCGATCGATTGCCTCCCGGATGTCGTTGTAGGAGAGGAACTTGTAAGCGAAGGGCTCGTCATCGGAGTCTCGCCACGACACCTTGTATATCTTCTTGTCCGTGTCCCACTGTGCGGCATAGGCCCAATAGCCGATCCCATAACCGGCAATCTCGATGATTTCCTCAATCTCCTTATCGGAGAATCGGATTTGTGCCTTGGTGATGTTAGGCATTGTGGTTTCCTCCGCAGATGCAGCGTTGTTCTCGTCGCTCGCCAATAAACCAACCGATAGTGCACTTGTGAGGTGTGGTCGTGTTCTTGGTAGTGTGGGCCATTACGCAACCGGGGCAGATGTATTGTCGTTCCTCAGTCATCGGGGTCCTCCTCGCAGTCGTAGTTGCAAAGCGCGTACTCTATGTACCGGAGTGGCCCGCCCAAGAAGTTGTAGTATACAACTCCGGACGTGTAAGCCTTTTCTGATGAGTCTTCCCTTGCCCCCTCATCCTTGATTCGGACGATCTCCGATTGCAGGTAGGTGATCGCCTCCTCTTGTGTTTCATGCCTGTGGGTGGAGTCCGGGAGATAACCCCCGGCCATCCCGTCGTGTGTGTGATAGTGTGTCATAGGCAGCAGATTGCTCCTGTTCCCCTGTGCGTTATGGTAACCTCTTTGTGGTGTGCGCAGATGTTGACGTGCGAGACGCGGACTGTTCCGTTCGGGGCGATGAGTTCATCATGGCGACGGCCAATTGCCGGTTTCATGCACCTCATCAGTCCGATGTCGCACGTGGGTCCGGGTCCCGGCTCCGGAAGGAACCCCAACTCGATAGCCGCATTGCGGTATCGCCGGACCCATGATGGGTGCTTTTGCATGAGGATCGCCACTTTTGATATAGACCATCCGGGGTGGGATCTGATAATCGCCGCTACTTGCATAGCTTTAGCTTTGGCCGCGCCCTGATATTTGTAGGTCAGAGGGTTGTTGCTATCTGTCATCTAGGTCCCGTTCTGCCTGCCGGAAGGCGGCGATTTCTCGTTGCTCCGCTGCCTGCTGTTTTTCCACGTGCGCCTGTTCGTTGGCCGGGAGACGTCCGGAGCCTCCGCATGCCCCACAAGAACCCTCCCCGGACTCCGTGCGGTGCCCCCCTGTGCCGAGGCAATCCTCGCAGGTGTCCCACTCAGGTTCGGATGATCGGGGTGCCCACTCGGTGACGTGCTCCACTTTTCGATATTCCTGCTCCGCCCAGATCCGATCCTCTTCCTTGGTTGAGGATTCCATAATGCGTCGGAGCATCATGCGATATCCGTCTGGCGTGGGAGTGAGGTCTATTGTTTCCATTACCACTGTCCTCCGCGGATCCATCCAATGTCGTACAGTTCGGATATTCGGGTCTTGATGATCTCCTTGATCTCCTCGGCCCGATCATCGGGTACCTCGAAGAACCACTGCCAAGCACCGAATACCATTGAGGCTGGTTTCTGTTCGGGGTCTAGGTCTGTCCCTTCGAGAACTCCCGATAGCAGGTGCCCGGGGCGCATGGCCCCCGGTGCACAATCAATACCGATTCTTTGCGTTGCCATTCCGGATCCTTTCCTCTGCGGGGTTGATTGCTACCCGCTTAGCGAGTCGGAAGTTTCCCTCCGGCTCGCCGGGCGATTAGTAATCGTCGTCCCAACGTTCCCCTGCTGCGGTGGCATCAAACCATGCGGGGGGATTCGGGCTGTCGGGGTATTCCTCCCGTGTCCGGGCGTTGCGCTCCAGTGACCTTCCCATGTGGTAGTCGCATTCTCGGATTGCCGTCCCGAGTTCGGAGTATCGGGTCGTTACCCATCCCTTGCAGTCGTCCGCATCCGGGTTGTGTCGGAGGCAGTCCTCCTTGGCGAAAACCTCTGGCTCTGGCATTGCCATCATTAGATCCTTTTCACTATTTCCTTGTATCGGGCGGCTGAGATTGTTCGCTCTCTGCGAATTTCCGTTATTTTCGCAACATCCCGTGCGTAATCGGAGAGGAGCCTCTGGAATTCGCTATCGGGCAGTCCCCGTGCGAAGAGGTTCCCATGATCGGTCGGGTGGAGAATTGCTTGTGTGAAGAGATGATTTCCCATCGCGGTGCTTGGGAGTGTGGAGATTTTGTTGTTGCGCCGGTAAAAGTAATGATTCAGCGCGGCGTCACCCCCTCTCTTGGTGGGTCGTTCACTCAAGAATGCGGCTGTCATCCGAGGATCCTTTGTGCGTCATCCAGCAGTGATTCGAGTGCTCCTTCTCGGAGTTCGTTCGCATCTTCGATTGTGAAGCGGCTGATCAGTTCCCCGTCCTCCTTGGTCATGCTTACCCATATTTTCGGGCGGCTCTGGATCTCGATTTCGTGGACTGACCATTCGTGGTCCAGTTCCGTCTCCCCGAGGGCGATGGCTATCCACGTCGCGGCCCCCTCAGTTCGGGTTGTGGTGACCTCGGCCTCTGGGATGTGTTCCGCTATTTCGGAAGCAAGACCCCATGCGTGGTTGATTGCCGACTCTTCGTCATCGTGGGCTCCCACCGGGTAGGACCCATCATCGCCGTGATAGATTGTGATGTGGGCTTTCATGATCTCCTCGTCTGTGATTCTGGATCTCTGGCTCCCACCGCGATGAGGGCGAGATCTTCGGCAATCATCATTGCGGTTGCGCGCCGGACACCTTGGGTCATGGTGAACAGGTGCTTGTATTCCCCTTGGAGAATATCTTGTATGTAACTGCCGAGCCATCCGTGCCCGCCCCGGTCTGGGAATACTCCCGTGCTGAAGGCGATGATCAGATCCCGCAGCCAGTCGGGGTTCTCCTCGTCGATCCAGTCGGGGATGAGGTGGTTGACATCCTCCCATGTGGGGAATATCTCCCGGATGTGCTGGCCTTCGGGCGCGTCCCCATATGGGTCGTACATGATCCTGTTGGTGGCCCGGGCTGTGAGATATTGGGACTTCACGGCGTTTTGAGCCGCCTCTGTCCAATGGTTCTCAATTTCGGAAGTTCGGGTTGTCATTGTCATTTCCTCACTGTCATGCGCTCTGTCCACCACATGCTGTCTTGGGTGTCACCCCCGAGTGAGGCGGCTTGGACCCATGGCTCATGGCCTCCGCACCATGCGGTGTAGGAGGGATCCTGGACTGGTTCCAGACCTTCCCCTTCTCCCATATCCCGGACCATCTGCTTGGCGGCTTCGATAGCCCCCTCTTCTGTGGCGTGGGCACTCACTGGTCCGGTGGCTTCGGAGTATTCCATCACCACCCACACTTCCCGGATCTCTTCCCCGGGCTCGTACATCTCGGATTCGTCGATAATGTCCTGCATCGCTTTGAGAGTCCAATCTGTCATGGCCGGAACCCCTCCCTCTCCTCGGGATATCTCCCGTATTCCTCTGATCTCAGGGTGTTGAGCGCCTGCGACCATTGGGGGGTGAGCCCGTGCACCCGGTAGGTGTGGTCACGTTCCCACATCTTATCGGGGGTGATTGTCAGTCTCCACATGTGGGAGTCTCGGCCCCTGCGGGTCTTGATTCCTAGGTCGTGGAGATTCTTGACTGCCTTGGCCCGTTGGCGAGGGCTGTATGTCGGCCCCGTTGGCCATTTGTCGGTCGTGGGTGAATGGGGGGTATCCCCGTCGTGACCCATTCCCTGTCTGGTCATTTCGCGATCCTTTCGCGGGTGGTGGTGCGCGGCCCGGGCGGGCTCGCCCTCCATCCCCATTTTATCAGCCCGGAGCCCCGGAGACAAGCTCTGTATGTCCATGAGAGTGCAGCTGTAGGGGTGTCATCGGTTGACCTTTGACTGTCGTTTGAACAGGGGGTGGGGGTTGGTAGTAAATGTGGCCTCAGGTATCTGTCTGGTAGTCAGGGACGGGTATCGTAATCGGACCCTGTGGACACTAAGGGGTGTCGAAGGGGAGGAGGGAGTATCAGATAATCGGACCTCAGCGATAGTAGGGGGTGTCTCTACCGGTTACATAATCGGACCTATCCGGATAGTAAGGGGTGTCCGGGGAATCGGACCCTATCGGATAATCGGACCTATCAGAATCGGACCTAGGAGTGTCAGGACACCCCCGGGTGTCGGATAGGGGGAGGTGTCGGAGGGACGCCGCCAGCGAGCGACACTAGGGGGTGTCGGAGGACCACCGCGCCGGACATATAGAAATGCCCCCTTGCGGGGGCACTTCGCATCTCCCTGTCTAGTGATATTCGGGGTGTCGGGTCAGCATCCCGCACTTCGGGCATTTGGAGGGGACGATCTCCCGCTCCGGAATGATCCGCTTGTGCATCGCCCGTCGGAACTTCCAGTGTCGGAGCTTGGCCTCGGCGATGCCGTATGTCCCAATGACGATGGCTCCGGATGCCAGAACGAACACCGGGCCGTTGATTGCGAGCAAGTCCATGATCTTCTCCTGTTCGGGGGTTCGGGGGTGCGGGGGTGGCAGTCCCCCCGCTGGTGGTCAGCTCCCGCTCCGGGCGGCTTCGGCCTTCCGGGCGCGTTCCCGCATGTCCTCGGAGGCCGCTCCGTATTCGGCCCCGGATTCTCGGATCTCGACGATCTTGCGCTTCCCGGTTTCGGAAGCCGCCTCGGTGATCGTCAGCTGGCCGAACCGGATGGTGTTCCGCTGGCTCCAAGCCGCCGCTGCCTCGCGGGCGTTGCTGCGGTTTCGGAAGATGCGGTCCACTGTCAGGATCGCCATCGCGTCCCCCTTGTCCGTCTGCTCGTCGCCGATTCGGGCGTCCGGGCGCGCGATCTCGATTCGGAGGTACGGGCGCTGCTTCTTCTCTGCCTTCGCGTTTGCCATTTCGTGGCCTCCTTGGCCTTGGCCGCCGCCCCGGGGGGCGGGGGCCGGTCTGTCGGGGCGGGTTGCCCTCCCCGATCTATTTTCATTATATCAGGTCCCGGCGACCAATGTGTTAAGAAATTGTTAACGACGCCTCACGCTTGTCTTTCAGGCAAGGGGCCACAACGCCCGTAATACCCGCCCGCGCGCCCGCCCGCGACTTACCCCCTAGACGCGGCCCGAGTGCCACCCGGCGCTCCCCCTTGCCCTCCCTTGAGGGTCCACCCCCCGTTCCGCCCCCGTGTGCCCACCCGGGGGGTAATGGGCAAGGAGAGGCAAGGAAGGGTGCTAATGCCCGGTATTAGTATATACTAATGCCGAGGGCAAACCCAAGCCATAGATCGCTGTATTAGTGCATACTAATGCCCGGGGTGTTCGCCGGCCATAGACGGCCCATTAGTATGCACTAATCGGCGGTGTGCTTGCCGACGATAGAGTGCCCATTAGTATGTACTAATGCGCTGGGTAACTTGCAGTGATAGATGGCTCATTAGTATCGCCTAATACCGAGGTAACAGCAGAGTGATAGATGCCGCATTAGTATATACTAATGTCTGGACTCGACCCATATATACACCCGCCGAAACGATGCCCGAACGGACCTCCGGTATCACTGCCACTTTTGACGAAGAGACACATATAGACAAGGCCCACCCCTTATGTTTTAATATAGGTAGAGCGAGCCCACGCTCTGGTTGCTTGGCTGGCCCTCGACCCTCAGGCATCATTTGGGGGTTGGGGGCCAAAATCCCCCCGCTTGACACGTCCCGATTTCCTGTGATTTACTGTCTTTATGGGAGCACAAGTCAAAAATAGTTCCAGGCGCATCATAGCCCGTGAACGACGATTGTATGTGATGTGGCTGAAGAGGGGTGGCTACTCTTACGCTCGCATCGCCATCGAGATCATTAGAGCCTGCACCACAGGGACGATGCAGGACGATTACGACGGCCCCACCCTTAGTGAAGATCACCTGATTCGTAACTACAACAACGCCAAAGCGTACAAGGACGTACGCGAGACGATGAAGCAGTATAATGATCAGGTCAATCCCGACATTGAGGACGAAAGAGACGACCTTTCTGAGACGCTTGCCGAACTCCTCAGTATCTGCATGGCCGCAGCACGTAAGGGGGACTTGTACGGGGTGCAGGTCGCTCTCCAGTCGGTCCAGACGAAAGCCAAACTTCTCGGCGTCAACAAGCCCGAGCGCAAAGAGCTTAGCGGCCCGGATGGAGCAGCCATCCCAATCGACGTAATCCGCAGGGCCACAGAAGCGGCAGATTCCGAAGATGCCGACTAACACAACCGAGAAAGTCCCGATTACTCAAGCCAGCGAGGCTTTGAGCGACCTCATGCCCGATCCTGTGCGTTTCGTCAAGGGTATCCTCGGTCACCGAACATGGTCCAAGCAGCGCGACATCCTTTCATCTGTGGCGAAGAACAGTCGTACCGCAGTGAAGGCATGCCATGCATCCAGTAAGACTTATTCCGCTGCTGAGATCGCTCTTTGGTGGGTTACCGCCTTTCCCGATGGTGTTGTTATCACGACCGCCCCCATCTTCAAGCAGGTTCGCCTCGTCATGTGGGGTGAGATCCACAAGATGGTCCGCCATGCCATCATCTCTTACCCGAAACTCAACCAGACCGAACTTCGTATCAACGAGGAGAATTACCTAATTGGCCTATCGACCAGCGCTGGCGTCAACCTACAGGGGTACCATGGGAAGATCCTCGTCATCCTCGATGAGGCCGTCGGTATCGCAAACGACATATTTGAAGCGATTGAGGGCATCCGGGCAGGTGGCGACGTTAGGATGCTTGCTCTCGGAAACCCCACCGTCCCGGGTGGCGCTTTTTACGACGCGTTCCAAGCCAACGCTTATGGGTGGTCCCGAATCACTATCACAGCGTTTGATTCTCCAAACATCAAGGATGTGGAACCCACTGTAACGTGGCCCACAGATGAGTACGGTGAAGACTTGCCCTGCCCCGGCGTTGAGGATCAGTACCACAAGGATCAATTAGCCACGCTTATTCAGATGGCCGAGGATATAACGGAGGAAACCTCCGACGAAGATAACCCTCTCAAGGAAAATCGTTGGCCGTTCCTCATTACGAAGGATTGGGTTGTTGAGAAGTGGTACGAATGGGGCAAGACCAACAATCCGTTGTGGTACAGCCGCGTCTTGGGTCAGTTCCCGCCACAGGCAGATGACGCTCTTATCAGCATGGAGTGGATCAACAACTCTAAGTACACCGAAACCAAGGCTGATCTGGCTGCGGTCACTTTGGAATTCGGCATCGATGTGGCTGGCCCGGGTGAGGATGAGACTGTCCTTCTCCTCCGCCAAGGTGACGACATTATCCTTACCCGGGGATGGAAAGAGCCCGACCCGAGGCAACTGATCGTGGACTATATCATCCCATACGGTCACAGGACCAAGAGTATTAGGATTGACTCCAACGGAATTGGTTGGGGTTTCTTCCTCCACATTCGCGACACTATTGGCGCGATGTTTCCCCACATCCAGATTGTCGGCATCAACGTTGGGGCAGGTGCTTTTGAAAACCACCGATTCGCCAACCTGAAGGCGGAATTGTACTGGAACCTAAGAGAACGATTCGCCGCTAAGCGGGTACGTGGACTGGACGACGAAACGATGGAGGGTCAGTTACTGGCACTTCGTTACGAAATTCGTCCTGATGGGCGGGTGAAGATCGAATCCAAGGAAGATATGCGTGCAAGAGGGGTACCATCACCCGACCGCGCCGAAGCGCTGATGTTGGCTTTCGCCGATGTAGATGAGCCTGTTGTGGAAAGACAGGTTGAATACAGCGACGAAGTCATGATCTCGCTGGTGTAGGGGAGACAAATGAGCGATGGCGTAATTGGACTCCCGGTTGATGGTGTAGGCAAGAAGCTTGACACCGAATCACTCGACGTTGGCGGCACAACCGTACAGCGCGAGCGCATTATCCTCGCGGGACTGACAGATACGGCGCTTGCCTATGTTCTTGCTACAGATCCTGCCGCTGCTGCTTTTGCTCTCCCTGTTCGTCCTACAGGACCAGTGGCTCCGGTTTTGGAGAGACTATCATCAACTGATCTTGCCGTTGGTGGGAGTGCTGATCTTGATGGAACTACTTTTGTTTCCAGCGGATTGACCGGCAAGCTTGTAGCTGTGACATTAGCAAGTAGTGTCGCCTGCAAATGGGACATCAAGACGCTGGACGGAGCAATTGAAGTTACGAAAGACACAGTGTATACTAGTGGCCTATGGGGAACACCGAGTATGCTCTGGACTCCACCGCACAAGGAATTCGTCACGATCGATCATGCGACCGGCGATGAAGGATTCCGGGTGACGGCTGAAAACCTCGATGTTGTCGCGGCAGATGTCCGCGTCACCTTGTATTGGGATGAGGCATAGACCATCATGGCAAAGAAACCAGCAAAGGTTATGGAGCAGGGGGATTTAAATGCGATTCAGTTCCGCTTGGCCCTCATTAACCAGAAGCGCGAAGAACTGAGACTGTTGGAAGCAGGATACGTGTCCTGGACCGACGATCTCAAGCGGAAGTACAAAGTTCCGTTGAAGAGGCGCATGCTAGTTGAAGACCCGGAATCCCGGGTGATCACAACAGAGCCAATGGAAGGGGATAACTGATGGCCGACGTAAGCTCGGCGGGCAACACCATTGGCTCTGGTGATGCTGCTCGTAGGGCTGAAATTGTGATCCGGCGCAAGAAGCTTGAGATTAGTCAGGCTGATATGGCGCTGGAGGAGAATGCGATCCGACGAATGGAGCTAGACGCTACCATTGAGGGTCAAGAAATCCGCGTTGCGACTTTGAAGGAAGAGCTAGCGGAACTCGAATCGACCATCGAGGAGAGTAGTTAGAAATGGCTGACCAGAGAACTCCGTTTCTCTCAGTTGACCTTGATACCGGTGGCGGTACTGAACGCGGACAGGCTATTAACCTTGTCCGTCGAGCATCTGGTGGTTCAACCGAGATTATCGGCAACACCACTGCAGCGCTTAGCCTTCCGGTTACGATGGCATCCGATCAGGGTGCTATCGAGGTCGACGGTGGGCTGACCCACGATAATGCGGCACCAGCTGCCACCCAACAGGGTGTACTGGTTGCCCTCGCAAATGCAGCGGCTCCGACCTACACTGAAACCAATCAGGTACTCCTGAGTGTGGACCTCTCTGGTGCACTTCGCGTTTCAGGTGGCGGCGGTGGTACTGAATACACCACGGATGTTGCTGGTGGTGCTGGCCCATGGGTCGGTGGCATTGGCGTCAACCTCCGCGATGATGGACTCAGCACGCAAGAAACCACGGATGGTGATTACACCCCGAGTAGGGCCAACGCTCGAGGTGCATTGTGGGTTGAACTCGATCCGACGAACGCCATCGACGTTTCGGGTGCGACCGTCACTATCGCTGGTGCAGTAACCACGGAGTTCGCTTCGAGCACCGCAGTTGCAGCGATGGCCGATGCGGATGCGAACCCGACCGTACTGCCCATTGGCAGTTACGCGATGGGCTACAACGGCACCACGTGGGATCGCCTACGCAGTGCCATTGCAACCGGACTTGAAGTTGATATCGTTCAGTCGGTATCATTAGCAGTGACGACCGAACTTCCGGCTGCTGCTGCACTGACCGACGATTTTGCGACTCCCACTGCTCCGGCAGTTGGCGCGCACATGATGGTCTACGATGGCTCCGCTTGGGATATGGCCCGTGGTACTTCCACGACCGGACTCGAAGTGGACATCGTTCAGTCCGTCGCGTTGGACATCTCGGCGGGCGCAACGCTCACCCCGGGTGTTGGCGCTACCGATCTCGGTTCGGCGATCGATACCGCAGTTGGTGCGACTGATACCGGTGTTGCCGCTCTCGCGCAGAGGGTGACGACCCCGGGTGCCATTACCCCGGCCAACGGCGACTGGACGCCGCTTATGGTCGACGACAATGGTAGGCTCCACGTCACGGACCCGAACGCGGGTGCGGGCACGCCGACGACTCCGATTCTGGTCGAGGGCTCGGCCACCGACCTCGCCGCAGGCTCTTCCACGACGACGGACATTCAGACCGCTGAGTCTGGTGCCGCGACGTGGAAGATGACACAGGCGACCGCGTGGTCCTCCGTCGCATACAAGATGGAGATCATGGCGGTGGACAACGCGGTCGAGACGGTGATCGCCACCCTCGGCGGTCAGGCGTTCAGTGCCGTCGTCTGGGAGCCCGCCCACAAGGATTACGGCGAGCACGTCTTCACCGCTCAGGCGGGATTCGACGGGTTCAGGGTCGTGATCACGAACCTCGACGACAGCCTCGCCGCTGACGTGCATGGCTCGATCAGCTACGAACTCTAGCAGCGCAGGGAAGCGACAGCGGGTCACCATCGCCCGCTACCCTTCCTTCTGAGGAGATAGAATGGCCGACCAACGATCCGCTCTTCGTGTAGATGGTAACGTCGCGCACGATGCCGTCGACGTCGGCGACCCGATCAAGATTGGTGGCAGGGCTCGGGCAGGTACGCCGAGCGCGGTCGTCGACCAAGATCGAGTCGATGCTTGGTTCGAGCTTCAAGGGCAGCAGGCGATGTTCATCGTCGATAACGGCGGTACTGTCGTCGCTGTCTCGGCAAACCGCCTTACGACTCAGCCGGACGGCACCCTCCCGAGCGGTAGCGCCGACTCGGGTAATCCAATCAAGATTGGTGGTAAAGCCTATACCACTCTCCCCGCTGCAGTCGATACCTCCGATCGAGTAGATGCGATCTACACGACGCAGGGCGCGGCCACGGTCGCGGGTGTAGACGGCACCACCCCGCGCGCGCTCGCGGTCAACGCCTCGGGCCAGCTCGAAGTCGACATCGCGGCGCAACAGGGCGGAACAATCAATGTCGCCGCCGTCGGCATCCTGACCAACGATGCGGGGGCACCGGGCACTGACAACCTCGGCGTTCTTCCTGCCGAAGCGAACGCCGCCGCTCCGTCCTTCTCCGAGGGCAACGCCGTCCTGCTCTCGACTGATCTCGCTGGTGCGTTGCGAGTGAATATCGCCGCAGACCAGCACGGCGGTACCGGTGCAGGACTCTCAGTCGGCGGCAACGTCGCGCACGATGCCGTCGACACCGGCAACCCGATCAAGATCGGTGGGCGCGCACAATCCGGCACCCCCACTAGTGTTGGAAATAATGATCGCGTAGATGGATGGTTCAACCTAAAGGGTGGACTCGCCATTTTCCCCGTTGGGTCTGATGGTACCGTTCTCAATCAGATCATCCCGAACGCTGACAAGACCGCATCTGTGATGGAGGGTTATCCCGGAACGCAAGCTATTTATGGCGTTGATACTGGCGGTGATTGGGATCGCATCAAGGCCGACGGTGGTAACCTCGAAATCCAGGGTGATATAGCCCATGATGATGCTGACGCCAACTTCCCCATTAAGATTGGCGGACGCGCACAGTCCACGCTCCCAGCGCTTGTTGCCGATAATGATAGGGTTGATACTCTCCACGACCTCAGTGGTCGAATCGTTACTGCACCCGGCACCGTCCCAGAGATGCAGGGTCGGCTCCGCACCACCCTCACCACAACGACGGAGACGACGATCGCGGCGCTGACCGCATCCGAGTTCCACGACCTGACCACGTTGACCCTCACGAATGAGAGCGCGACCGAGGTGCGGGTGGACATCCGCGACGACACCGCAGGCACGGTGCTCATGAGCATCGACCTCGCGGCTGACGGTGGAGGCGCTATCTCGAACTTCCACACGCCGTTTTATCAGGCACTCGCCGGAGACAACTGGACGGCACAATTGAGCGCAGCGGTAAGCTCAGTCTACATTACCGCAATTTGGAACCGAAGGGCAGCATAATGATCAAATTGACTGAACAGGTGACGATTGCTGTGCCGGGTGAAGACGTGGATGCTCCCATCGTGGTACGTCTCGTTCCCGATGATGGTAAGGCATACGTGCCGTGGCATCCTGCTACAATCGCCATGTTACGTGAAATGGAATCAGTAGACTTCGACGGCAAGGCTGTCTACGATTTTGGTGCAGGCTCGGGGATTCTCGGGTTGGTAGCAAAAGCGATGGGTGCCAAATTGGTTATTGCTATCGAGTACATCCCTGAGATCGCAGAGTGTGCCCGCGCGAACATCGCGGCGAATAATGTCAAGATTGATGTAGAAATCGAAGGGCCGCACTTCACTGCCGACATCATCCTCGCGAATGTAGGAGACGCTGAAGTGCTTCGCGAGTTACGTAGTCGTTGCGAATTGCTAATTGGTACGGCAGAAACGAAGCGTAGGTTACTTAGTGGTGGGCAAGGCACTAAACCTACCTACACAGCAACAGCACATGATGTAGGAACACTACTTACGCGGGATGGACGAGCAGCCAAGGTAGATGAGTTCGATGATGGTTGGGCCATCGTTAGGGGATAGCTATGGTGTGGACCGCTCCTACCTCGAAATGGAAGACGAACACGTGGTATCCCACGGCGTGCGGCAACGGCCAGTGCGTCGTCTTCCAGCGGTTCGATACGCTCGCTACTCCGCGAGTGATCGAAATTGTTGGGTTTCGAGAGGTGTGTGGTGATCATCAGGACGCTGGTAACCCGGTGCCCGTGAATCGAATCAAGAACTTTCTGGGCGAGTGGATGACTGGCGACGAACATCAGGCGTGGGAGTCGTGCTTCTACTCGTGGGTGGTGTGGCATGAGATCGGCGAACGTGGCCTACCTGCCGCGCAGACTAAGGAGATGCAAGCGAAGCAGAAAGCCCGTTCACGCGCCAAGGCGCGGAAGATCGCGAACCTTGACCGTGCCGAGACGGATGATGGTCCGTGGAAGCCCGCGCAGGCGATTGTCACGTTAGCGCAGGCCGAACAGGACGCAGTGCCCACACTCAGTGGCTGGGTAAACCGTGACGCTCGTCTACAGCAGCGAGCATTGGCTGAAGGCGAGACGCGGTACGCTATCGACCGTGGATCGGTACAGTGGTGGTTTGAGGGTTCTGGTGGCGATCGTGTCCTTCACGTTGACTCCGATGGGCAACTGAACGCGCCTCAACGGAACACAATCACAAATGCCGTTGATTTGTCATTTGGTTCCGGTCGACTGATGTGGGAAGGTTAGATGCCCAAATATCGGATTGGTAGTAAGTCGTCATTCGTCAGCGAGCATGGTGATGACTTTTTCGCGTCGTTGATCCCCGGTTTCCAGCCGCCCGACGAAGCATCCGCACAGTTTAAGGATTATGGTCCTCACGTCTATGAGGACATGTATGGTTGGATATCAAGCCACTCTGGTGGCTTTACCTGCTCTTATGAGTTCACTGACGATGGGACCGCTTCGACCAATCTGGTTGCCTCTGGGACGGCTGTTGGGGTCGTTGAGGACAACACCGGCACCGAATCACCTGCTATTGATTCGCTGATCGCGTGTGACTACGTGAACGACGGCATGCACAACGACAACGCGCAGTTCGAGTCACCACTAGTGTCCGTTGCCGGGGGCGTCTCCGGAATCGTCGGTGGGAAGCTAGGTCAATCCGCGAATAGCGATAGATTTACCAGTCTGTGGGGTGGTGATAGCATAACAGCAGTAGAGGTAATGACTAATCTCGTACGCACGATGGTATTTAGTAATTTGCGTGGAATCCTAGACACCACCTCAACGGTTGATCTCGCTCATTACGACGGAGTGAAATCCAGCAATCTTGTGATCTCATATTCGGTTGAAACCGGGATCAAAGAAGATACCACTGGCACCGAATCGAATGCTGCCGATGATGGTGTCGGCTTCATTTCTGACTTTGATGGCACCCCAGCAGCCGACTGGGAACAAATGCAAATGGATACGGACATTGATGAGGCTCTTCGAGGTCCGCCATATACCCATACTTGGAGCACCACGCAAATGTACGACCCGATACTCCACGGCTCCGCTGGCCAATTAACTTCAGAGGTATCGGGTGATACGAAGCAGATGGCGCGAATCGGCGTAGAGATTGTCGCCAATCTTCGTGTTTATATGAGTGAGTTTCCAAGCGCGACAAATCCCGCAATGGCGTTCCGACTCAATACCACTACATCTACTAACATTGTCATAGTCCCGACAGGGACCGGACTCGTCAGCGACCTGACTGGCTCAGAAACACTGGCTGATGATGACGAGGTGGGACTCACGCAGACAGCTACGGCTGTTGGTGTGACCGTTAGGTCCACTACTCAGTTCATCGAGATCCCATCAGAGGTTGATATTCCTCCCGCAGCAATTGATCCAACCCGCATGCCAATGCTAGGGGTAGGGGTCTAATGCCACTTGCAGCGGTAATCGCTCATTTCATGTTCGACATTGATTGGCCGACGTTCTTTGCGCCCTCAATTGTGGTAGAGATTGATGGTGGGGTAAACTTAGTCGTAGATGGCAACACAGTGATAACCGTCGATGGCGGTCCAGTTCTAGTGGTGGATAACGAATGACAGTAACAGCGCCATTTCTCGTATACGCCAAGGGCATAGTCCCGATTGACGCTACCATCAAGCGCAACGGCGTTGCGGTGGACCTTACCGCCAAAACCGTCACCGCGACGGTCCGCAAGATTGCCGATTGGGATACGCTAATTGATGCTGCGCTGGAGGACATCAGTACTACCGTTGTTGACGCGACAGCCGGTATTGTTCAGGTCCTCGTCAACGCTTCCCTACTCACTGGCAATCCGCGCAAGGCCACAGATGGAATCCCCTATGGGATCCAATTCTACGTTGAGGATGATCTCTACTACCCAGAACTTTTGATCATTGGAGTGAGGGACGCTAACTAATGGCAAAGAAAAGCTGGAGGAAAGATCGCATCCTCAACGAACTCGAGCAGACCGAGGGTATGAACGAGGCGCTTTCCCTTACCAACTACGAATTGAAGGAGCGACTGGCCGATCTCGAACTCGGCCTTGAGGATGTTGGTTGGGCGCAACTCTCCGGCGACTCCGATAACGATCTCACCCGCGAGGGAATCAAGCGAATTGCGGATATGTCCAGGATGTTCTTCCTCAAGAACCCTCTTATCCGCAGGGCGGTCCTCACCCAGAGTTACTACGTCTATGGTCAGAGCGTCCAATTCAAGGGTGACACTCCTGAAACTGATACTCTCATCCACTCTTTCTTGGCCGACCCGGACAACCAGAAGGAACTAACCTCCCATCAGTCGATGATCGACAAGGAGACGGAACTACAGGTAGAGGGCAATATCTTCTTTGTCTTTTTCCCCAATCCAGTCACAGGAGAAGTGAAACTCCGCAGCATTCCACCACGGGAGATCCAAGACGTCATCAGGGATCCCAACGATTCCAAGTCTCCGATGTGGTATCTGCGGCGATGGATGGTAGATGTTCTCAATGAGAGAACCAATGAGATGACGCGTGAGATGCGGGCGATGTATTACCCCGACATCGACCTCAAACGGGATGTACTACCCGATATGATTGGTGATATCCCGGTCAGCACAGAGCGTGTCTACCATATCAAGACTGGTGGATTGCCGGATATGAAGTTCGGCGTTCCCGAAACTTGGGCCGGTCTTGATTGGGCGCGGGCATATAAGACTTTCCTTGAGAATTGGGCCACTATTCAGCGGGCTCTCAGCCGATTTGCTGCAAAGATGACCACACCCGGGGGATCCAAGGGAGTCACAAGCGCCAAGGATACGCTCAACACTACTCAGTCTGTTGCTAATGGGACAAGTGAAACCAACCCCCCTTCTGTGACAGGTTCAACAATCGTCACCACTCCCGAAGGTATCATGTTCGAGCCAATTCGTACGGCTGGCATGACAACCGGACCGGAGGAAGGTAGACGATTGCTCCTCATGGTTGCTGCTGCAACCGGACTACCGGAGACGTTCTTCGGTGACTTGTCACAAGGTAACCACGCAACGGCGCTTACGATGGACCGTCCCACGGAATTGAAGTTTGTCGAGCGACGCAAGATGTGGTCAATGATTTGGCGACGAATTTTCACCTTCGTTGCCGAGCAAAATCAACGCGGAATCGATAACATCGAATTCGTGGATGAAGAACAAGCCCGAGAAGCGGTTGTTATCAAGGTTGACATCACTTGGCCTCCGATTCTCGAACATGAGATCGATAAGATCCTCAGCGCGCTTGCAACGGCCATGGATATCCGGGGTATGCCGGAGCGTACGATGGCACAACAGGTCTTGTCCGCCTTCGGTATTGAGAATCAAGAGGCGATCCTCGACAAGATGTTCCCGGGGGAGAACGACGGACAGGATCGACCCGAAGAGAAAGAGCCTGTAGCCCCTGCGACAAATGCGGGATCTTCAGAAGGGTAGTAGGGCTTGTCAACCAGAGCTAGACGTGTTCTAATCGCGTTGTGAACTAGGAGAAGTCACGTGGGCGACCTAACGTTCGAAACCGAGATCGTAGATGCAGCGAACATCGTCGAAGGGATCAAAACCGACGGCGTTATTCCCATCAAGATTATCGGCCCCGGCTGGGGTTCTTCTGGCTTCTACAGTCAGGAAGTCCTGGAACGGGACAAGGCCGTCTTCGAGGGCGTCCACATGTATTGGGACCATCCGACCAAATCTGAGAATGATAATCGACCGGAGCGCTCCCTCAAGGACCTCGCGGCGGTTACTCAGGGGCCGATTACTTTCAAGGAGGATGGGCCTGCAGGACCCGGCCTTTACGGTCAGGCCAGAGTGTTTGCCCCTTACCGCGAGTCGGTAGCGGAACTTGCACCCTATATTGGCGTATCAATCCGGGCGCAGGGGACCCTTTCCTCTGGTGAAAAGGAGGGCCGTAAAGGACCAGTCGTAGAAGGAATCAGTTCGGCGCGTAGCGTCGATTTTGTGACCAAGCCCGGTGCTGGCGGAAAAGTACTCGAACTATTCGAGTCCGCCCGTGGGCTGAATGACGAAAAACCCCCTGAGGAGGAACCTGATATGGGTACCCTTGAGGAGGCAATCGCCGCCCAAACTCGAGCAGAGGCAGAATTGCGCGAGTCGCAGACTGCGCTCGAAGAGGCACAGGGCACGATTGCGTCCAAGGACGAGGAGATCAAGGCATTGTCGGAGGCTGATGCTCGCAAGGGCGAACGTATCCTGCTTTCTGAGGCGCGGACTTACGCCCGCACCCAGATCGCTGGCGCGAAGCTTCCCAATGACCGCCATCTCCCCGATGTGACGGTCGAGAGGCTCACCGAGAGTCTCAGTTCGAATCCCCCTGTGACGGATTCCGGCGAACTGGATACTTCCAAGTTCGACGAGATCCTGAAGGAAGGGATCAAGTCCGAGGTCAAGTACCTTGGCAGCGTTGTTGAAGGCGGAATTACCAACATGGGTGGTTCTGGCGACGGCGGCGGTGGAGGAGAAGAGGAAGTCAAGAACTTCGACGAGAAACTGACCGAAGCGCTTAGCTTCGCCGGTATGTCGGAATCGGCAACCAAGCACGCAGTGGGAGGTCGGTAATGGCCGAACTTCTTGAGTTGATTGACACCCTGAAGGGTGAGGAAGCTTCCATTCAGTCTCTGTTTGGTAGCGAAGGTGCTGGCATGCGATCCAGTACCGCGATTCAGGAGACCAAGCGTCGCGGCGACTATCAGAAGCGACTGCTAGAGGCCACGCAATTCGTCAACGAGGTGTTTGAGGGCAAGCGTCCTCTCTATCACTTCCAAGAGGCGATGAGCACCGACGATTTCCCGTTGCTTTTTGGTGATGTCCTTGACCGAGTTCTTCTCGGTAACTACATGGACTTCCCCAAGACGTGGGAGCGTTACACGAAGCAGCGCACTGTTCGGGACTTCCGTTCGGTGAGTCGGTTCTTCGTGGACGGTGGAGAGAGTGTTCTTACTGAGGTCAAGGAACAGGAACTCTACCCGGGTTCCAGCCTCTCAGAGGGACGCTATCAGTACTCCGTTCTGAAGTACGGGCGCTTCATGCCGTTCTCGTGGGAGACGTTCGTCAACGACGATCTCGATGCTCTCCGCGACGTCCCGGCACGATTTGGTAAGGCAGCGGCTCGGTCCGAGGCGAAATTCGTCACGGGCTTGTTCGCTGACTCGACCGGACCGCATGGATCGCTCTACACTGGCGGCAATGGCAATGTCATCACCGCCAACCCAGCGCTCGACATCGCCGGTCTGGTGACCGGACTGGAGACGTTGGCGAATCAGGTTGACGCGGACGGCGAGCCCATCGTCACCGACCTCGTTCACCTTGTGGTGCCACCGGCACTGCAGATCACCGCGCAGAATATCATGAATGCCACTCAGTTGCGAATCGAGCAGCGTGGTGGTTTTCAGGGTACGGTTGATTCAGTCGGGAAGATGGAACTGATTGTCGCCAACTGGATGACAACCGGTCTTGTCCTTTCGGTGGACCCGTATCTGCCGATCGTCTCCACGTCCAACGGAGACACGTCATGGTACCTGTTTGCGAATCCGGAGTCCGGTCGCCCGGTGATGGAATTCGGCAAGCTCCGGGGTCACGAGACTCCTGAGATTTTCATGAAGTCACCCAATGCTCGTCGCATTGGTGGCGGGGACATCAACCCGCTGGATGGTGACTTCGAACGAGATGGGTTCCAGTACAAGGTCCGCCACGTCTTTGGTGGGGCTCGAATGGACCCGGCAGGCACCGTTGCCTCTGACGGCACTGGTTCCTAAGCGGACAGAAAGGAGATATCATGGCTACTAATCTTCACCAGATTGACTTGGGCGGCATCAAGGTCGCAGTCACTGATCCGACCATTCCCGCGTCTGGCGACGTGGTTCGGTACGGAGACATCGTTGGTATTGCGCTCAATGACGAGGACAGCGACGGTAATACCGTAGTTGACTTCCGACCGAGTGTGTACAACGTTTCGGTTTTGGGTGCAGATGACGACGGAAACGTGGCAGTAGTTGCTGGAGAGCAGCTGTACTACGCCGACGCGGATGACGGCATCCTCAGCCGGAAACAGTCTGGCTACTACGCTGGCATCGCTCTTGAAGCGGTGGACTCCGCGGCGACCACCACCATCATGGTGGCAATGGCTGCATCTGTTGGTCCCGGCTCAAGTCAGATTCCCGCTGGTTCTATCGGAACCTCGGAACTGGCAGCAGGTGGCCCCGGTTACGTGACCGGTGATGGCGGCGCAGTCACTCAGCTTACTGATGACTCGACCGCTGTTACGCTTAGCACGCGAACGGGACAGATCACTACGGTTGCGCTCACGCTCGCTGCGGGCGTCGCAACGGAATTTACAGTGACCAACACCGAAGTTGTGGCAACCGACATTGTGTCGGTTTCTACCACGTACGCGGGCGGAGGAACTCCGCAGGTCACCATCCTTGGTGTTGGTGCCGGTTCGTTCGTTATCAGCATCACGAACATCCACGCATCTGCTGCGTTGGACGCTCTGATGGTGATCAACTTCGCAGTTATTGCGGGCGTTGCGGCCTAGCGAATAGAAGTTGACGACGATTCAGGTCGTCGTTGGCCCAATGGGGCGGTGGGGGAGTGATGGTCGACTCCGCCGCCCCATTTTTGAACAAGGTGCAAGATGGTTCAAGACTTCACCTACGATCTGACGACCGATAGAGGTAAGGTACGCCTCCTCGTCTTCGATTTTGACGAGTCTGACCCCGAAAACCAAATCTATACCGACAATGAGATTGATACCTTCCTCACTCTAGAGAATAGCGATGTGCGACTCGCTGCGGCGCAGGCGCTGGATGTTATCGCTTCCCGTGAAGTCCTAATCCAGAAAGTCATAAAGACTCAAGATGGATTCCAAACTGACGGTGCGAAGGTTGCGGCGGAGATCCGCCAGCGAGCTAAGAGTCTACGTGAGCAAGTTACCGACGGACTGTCCGACCCCGCTGGTATTTTCGAAATTGCCGAGCAGATACTTGATCCGTTTACTCAGCGCGAATTCTGGCGGAAAGATTCCCTGAGGAATCAATAATGCCGAGAAATCGATTACTCGATAAGCGGCTGGAAGCCCACGTTCGGGATTTCTGGCCCGATACGTGCACCATTCAGAGTCCCACGATTGTTCGTGACTCTTTGGGTGCGAATGTGCGTACCTACGCGGACGCCTACACTAACGTCCCATGCCGAATTACTCGATTCGATCGACAGTCATTCAAGGTTGACGTGGCGGAGCAGGCAATTGGTCTGTCCGATTGGGTGGTATTCTTTGAGAAGAATCAAACCTTCGATCTTGAGGACCATATTGTGACAAGCAATCTCAACCTCGAACCAATTGACATCAACGATGATCAGTCCTTGCGCATTGGCAAGCGGGTCATGTGTAAGGAGCTTCGCACAGGATGAGCTTCTTCGCCAGCATCGTTACAGTATTTAATCGCATCGGTTCCCTTGCTATGAATGAGGGGAAAAAGGATGGTGTTGAACGTGACGCCGCCGAAGCAGTAGCCGAGCGAGCCCGACAGAATATCATCGAGCAGGGACTGGTTGATTCTGGGTTTATGCTCGATACTACCGGTGCCCGCAAGGCGGGGGATGGCTATTCCGTTGGCACAGACGCGCACTACGGGGAATTCGTGGAGTTCGGTACTTGGAAGATGTCCGCGCGTCCATGGCTCATTCCGGCAATTGAGAGTGCGAGTGGAGAGTTCGAACGAGCAATAGGGGTCCATTTTGGTTAGTGATGTTGGACTCAATGCAGTTGAAATCGCGCTGGTCGCAAAACTTGCCGCCGATGGCGGAGTTACCGCCCTTGTGCCCGCTACTAACCACTACAATTCCATGGTACCTCCCGACGGGTCTTTCCCCGCAATCATCTTTCAGTTGGTGGGGCATGATCGACGCGCAGAGGCTATGGATAGTGACGCCGAGAGCTTGCTCTACAATATTAAGTGTATAACTAAAGGTGAAGCCAGTCCGAATACGGTAGGGGCGACAGCAGATGCAATCGATACGCTTTTTGAAAAAGGGACATTAGCTCCTACTGGATGGTCAATTTATGCCATCCGCAGGGAACGTCGTATTCGCTACGTAGAATATGACGATGAAAAGAATCCTATTTGGCATGACGGAGCGCAATACCGACTTTGGACGGTGAAACCATGACTGATCAATCTGAATGGCAGGGCAAACTTTTCAAGGTGCGAGTCCGCATTGGATGGCGTAACCAGATAACCGGCCAAGAGAACAAGTTCGAGGCCGGAGAGATTATTTCCTTCGAAGAAGGGGATTTTCATTTCAGGGCGCTTCAATCCTTCGAGGGTATCATTGAGCGGCGACTGGTGGAGAGATGGGACTCGGAAAAAGCCCAAGACACCACTACCTGGAGTCGTGACGAACTGTTACACTTTTTGAAAGGTCGCGGTGAGCAATACGAGAACCTCGAACACAACGAGCATAGGGACGACCTTATCCCGCTAGTCGATGCAGAACTAGCCAAGGATACGGAAGCAGAAGAGGAGGGGGAGGATGCCTAGAGTTCACGGTCAAAGCGCCCGTATCTACGTCAATGAGTTCAACCTCTCCGGGCGCGCTAACAATCTTACCCTGAATATCGGCAATCCCGCCGCCGATGTCACGGCCTATGAGGATCTTGCCAAGACTGCCGTTCAGGGAAAGAGCACCCGTGGGTGGGACGCTGCGATTGATGCGTGGTTTGACCCCGACGATGACGAGATTGACCAGATTCTATGGGATCTCATCAACTCGGCTAGTATGGCGAACCCGTGGGGATTCTATTTTGACGGACCCCAAGAAGGCGGCAGGGGTTATGAGGGGCTTGGCGGGCTGGAGACGGACAATATCCGCTTCCCACTCAACGCTGCCGGTCAACTCGTCACCGCAGTTCGAGGCAATTCCGGTCAGATGATTGGCCGCTCAACAAAGATTCGCGAAGCGAATGTGGTATCCGCAGTAGAGGATGGTAATAGTGAATCAATTCTGACGACGGTTACGAATAACCTTGTTATTTCGGTAGCAAGAGTAATCGCCGTCACCGGGTCGGGTTCCATCACCGTCCTCGCAGAGGAATCTCCCGACGATGCAGTCTGGAATCCCGTTTCGGGATTGACGGCGCACCCTTCATTCACTGCGATTGGGGCGGATTTCCAATCTGTGGCGTCAGCTGCTGGTGGTGAGGGACCGTTCTTCCGCCATCGGGTATCGGCGTATAGTGGGTTCACGGATGTGACCCTCAGAACAGCAATGGCTTTTGTAGAGGAGATATAATGGCTCGCATCCATGCGGAAAATGCGGACTTTGCATTGAACTCGGTCCAGCTTGAGGACGAACTCAACTCGGTCGACCTCAACATCCAGCGTGATGTACCTGAGGTGACGGCATTCGCCGACACCGCCAAGGCGCACGTTGCTGGCAAGTACGGTTGGGGATATGAGCTTGCTGGTTCGGCGGACTTTGACGACGCGCAGGGCGATGCTACCATCTTCGCCGCTCTCGCCAACGCCACC